AAGAACTCATATAACCCAGCCAAAGAAGCAAGGGTTATGGATACCAAAGAAACCCGATAGAGTTTCTTTAGCCCCAGCTCGGCCCCCTTTCCTGAGCTGGGGTTTTTTTTCGCCTATAAACTTGTAGCTAACAGTTGAGTGTAAGCACCGCTGTATCTGTTGAGTGTCAGCACCGCAGGAATCCCATAATCATCTAATCCGAAAGGAAATCATGTCTGATTTCATTAAGACTCAGATGGATGCCCGCAACAACCTAATCGCACAGGCAAGAGAAGTTCTTGACTTTGCTGAGGCTGAAAAGCGTGGACTATCTGCTGAGGAAAACCAAAAGATTGCTCGTATCGAAGCTGACATCGACTCAGCCGATGCAACAATCGAAACTGCTCGCAAGCTAGCAGATCGCGAAGCTCGCGCATCTGAGGCAGCAGCTTCATTCGCACCATCAGCACCAACAGCTCAGAACTCTGACGCTGACATCCTTCGTGCAATCGCTTCTGGCGAAATGCGTGGATTTGAGTTCGGCCGTGAGGCTCGTACTCTAGTACCATCCGCTAACACAGTTGGTCAGTCTTTCTTTGACCAGGTATTCGAGATAGCTCAGCTAGTTGGCCCAATGCTAACTGTTTCTGAGGTTTTCAACACCACCTCTGGCGAGAACCTAGTAATCCCAACAGTAACTGCAACCTCATCCGCTGGATCAGTAGCAGCTGCTGGAACTATCTCCGAGAGCAACCCAACATTCTCATCCATCACTCTTGGTGCTGAGAAGTACGGCGCACTTGTTCAGGTAGCTCAGGAACTAGTAACTGACGCTGGATTCAACATCTCAAGCTACATCGCACAACAGCTAGGAACCTCTTTGGGTCTTCAGGCTAACTCTGTTCTAACCACAAAGCTATCCGCAGCCGCTGGCTCGGTAGTAACTGGTGGAACCGGTGTTGGTGGAGCAGCTTCATACGAGAACCTAATTGACCTTGTTTACGGAATCGCAGACGGCGCAAGAGTATTGCCAGGTCTAGGCTTCCAGATGAGCAAGTCAGGTATCGCAGCAGCTCGCAAGCTAAAGGATGGTGCAGGTAACTACATCTGGACTAACTCAGCAGTACCAGGTCAGCCAGCAACCTTGCTTGGCTACCCAGTATTTGAGAACCCAAATGTTGCAGCAGTTGGAACTGGAACCAAGTCGGTTCTTTTTGGGCACCTACCGAGCTTCAAGGTTCGTGTTGCTGGCGGAATCCGTGTTGACCAGAGTGCAGACTTTGCGTTCAACACCGACACCATAAGTTACAGAGGTCTAATTAGACTTGATGGTGGACTAACCCACGCATCACACATAGGATTCTTTAAGGGAGGGGCAAGCTAAGGCTTGTTTCCAACTGGAAATCCAAGGAACCCCTCAGAGCTTAGGCTTTGGGGGGTTTTCCTTTACCCTGAACAATCGCCACTCCATGATTGTCAGTTGCCTCTTTTGACTGTTGCATGACTTACAAGCTGGGACAAGATTGCCAATAGAGTCTGTGCCACCTCTAGCAATGGCAATAACATGGTCAACAGTTATTCGGTCTTTAGATCCACAGTAAAAGCAAGGGCTTTGACTTAGTTTTATAAGCTCTTTTTTCGTTATGGCAAATACACCATTGGCCTTACGCCTTGCGTTTCTACGCCTAGTGTTTGCCGCTATTGCTTCCTTATTTCTCTTTTTAGAAATGCTTTGATACTGCTTGAATTTATCAGGATTAGCCTTTTGCCAAGCAATAACATTAGCCTTTCGTATATTAGAGTTTCGGGCATAGTTGTCATGTTGCTCTTGTTTGATTTTGTCAGTATGCCTTTTGCGATAAATTGCCCTAGCTTGTCGGCGACACCCAAAGCATTGAGAATAAAGACCATCAGAGGTCTTGCGATGAATCCCGAACTCAGATGTCGGTTTGACTTGCTTGCACTTGCTACAAGCCTTATACTCGGTCATGTTGGACTCCTTTTCAGTCTGACCACGCCCCTGGATGTTTCTGCATCGCAGGGGTATTTTTCTAGCCTACCACCAATTACCCTAAACTTATAGGGCGGGGGACACAGAGCGTAGGACTGTGTTCCCTGCTTTTCTTGCTATTATCTTTGTATGCCTACGAATAAAGAGAAACTAAACGGCGCAGTAAGCGTCTGGTCTAATAGCTACAACGCACCGACAGGATACGGACAACAGGCCACAATGCTTGTTGACCGATTGAAGCGTTCAGGTCTTGATGTTGCTATGTTGTCCAATTACGGACTAGAGGGAATCCCAAGCACAATCAAAACACCTTTTGGCGATGTCCCACATTACCCCAGAGGAATAGACCTCTACTCAAATGACTCCGCACCAGTAGATCACAAATCCTTTATTGCCGGAAAAGACAAACCTAATCTCTTTATCAGCCTTTACGATGTTTGGGTAATGCTTGCCAACGGATACGATGACTTCCCAATTGGTGCTTGGACACCACTCGACCATGTGACACTTCCCCCAAAGGTAGAAAAGTTCCTACGCAAAGACAATGTCACCCCAATCGCTATGTCACCTCATGGAGTCAGACAGCTAACCGAAAAGGGTATTGAGTGTGAGTACGCACCTCACGCAATAGACACTAAGGTTTACAAGCCAACCAGCAAGATAGGCAGACATGAGATAAACGCCTACATGGGACTAGAGCCAGATAACTTTGTTGTCGGAGTTGTTGCCGCTAACAAGGCATCAGGTCTAGTTCACCGCAAAGCCTATGGGGAACTCATCTTGGCTTTCAGCTTGTTTGCTAAGGCTCACCCTGACGCTGTGCTGTATCTACACACAGATGCAGTAGGTCAAGCTGGTGGTTGGAACTTGCTAAACATCCTCAACTCGACAGGGATACGAAAGGATCAGGTAATCTTTCCTAACCCGAATGACTACCGCTTTGGACTAGCTCAAAAAGACCTAGCCGCACTCTACTCACGCATGGATGTCTTACTAGCACCTAGCTTGGGTGAGGGCTTTGGAGTTCCTAGTCTTGAAGCTCAGGCTTGTGGCACTAGAGTCATTGGCTCTAACTGGGCAGCAACCCCTGACCTAATCAGCGAGGATTCATGGCTTACCGATGGTCAGCTAACTTGGGATGCAGGTCAAGACGCATGGTGGATGACCCCTAGCGTGTCGAGCCTAGTAAATGCCCTTGAGGAAGCGTACAAGACCGAGCGTGGCCCATCACAGGTTGCCATTGACTTTGCCAGCCAGTTCGATGTTGAAAAGGTTTGGGAGAATAACTGGATGCCGATACTTAGGAAGTTGCTCAAGTAAATGGCACACAGTCAGCAAAGGGATTTCTTTCAAGGTGTCAAGAATAAAAAACCTGAAGCCTTTACGGGTGTTGAAGTCCTAGAGGTTGGCAGTCTAAACATCAACGGCACAGTCCGAGATTTCTTTGACTCGACTCGGTACATTGGTGCTGATGTAGCCGAGGGCAGAGATGTAGATGTTGTCTGTAATGGTGAGAACCTGGACTACCCTGACAACAGCTTTGATGTGGCTGTGTCTGCTGAGTGCTTTGAGCATAACCCTGAGTGGGTTGCTACCTTTCGCAATATGTGGCGTATGAGCAAGAAGTATGTGATGATGACTTGTGCTTCAGAGGGCAGAGCTGAGCATGGCACTACAAGGTCAGACCCTGGCTCATCACCCTTGACACTCGGCTGGGACTACTACCGCAACCTAACTGAGCAAGACTTTAGAGCTGAGTTCAATCTTGATGAGATGTTTGACAGCTACTACTTTGACTACAACGCTGATTCTTGTGACCTTTACTTCTATGGTGAAAAGAAAGCTGATGCTTGAGAACCTGATTGTGCCCGTGCTGAATCGGTATGACCTGCTCCAAAGGATGCTTGACAGCGTAGATGTCCCAGTCGAACACCTGCTCATAATTGACAATGGTGCAAGCCACCAGCCAAAGCTAATCCTTGACCTAAGCGATAACTTCAAGAAGGTCACACACTTACCGATGCCAGCTAATCTCGGCGTATCAGGATCGTGGAACTTAGGCATAAAGTCATTCCCCTATGCTCACCGATGGTTTGTAGTGTCTAACGATGTAGAGTTCAAGGCTGGTGCTTTAGAGCAACTCTCACAGGCTCGCAGAGATGAGATAACCCTGACAGGCTCAGCACCTCATTGGCAAGCCTTTGCTTTGGGAGATGAGGCAGTCAACGACATCGGGCTGTTTGATGAGTCACTATTCCCTGCCTACTTTGAGGACAACGATTACTCTCGCAGGGCTGAGTTTGTCGGTGTGAACATTAGGCTGTTAGACATCGAGGTCAAACATGACAACAGCTCAACCATCAAGGCTGGTTACATGGACAAGAACGCTATGACCTATTCGAGAAACGAGAAACACTATCAGTCTAAGATGGACAGTAACGACTACACCGCTGGTGATTGGTCACTAGAAATAAGGCGCAAGAACGGCTGGGAGTAACCCAGAGCGTATTCTTTTCAAGAGATAGAATAGAGAACATTATGGCAATCACCCAAGGCTATGCCTCACTTGCTCAAGTCAAGGCAGCACTAAGAATCACAGACACAGTAGATGACACCCTGCTAGAGATGGCTATTGAATCAGGCTCTCGAGCTATTGACGGATACACCAACCGCAGCTTTTCTGCTACTGGCACAGCTACCCGAATCTTTACCCCAATGGATTACCTACAAGTTGAGATTGACGATCTAATCACTCTTACCCAACTAAGAACCAAGTCAGATGATGACGGAAGCTTTGACCAAGTTTGGACAGCTAACGATTACCAGCTCGAACCCCTAAACGGCAGAGTTGACGGATTGCCTACCTCATACACTCACATCAGAGCTGTTGGTGATTACTTGTTTACCCAATGGGAAGGTGAAGCAACTGTTGAGGTCACAGGAACTTGGGGATGGTCAGCAGTCCCAATCGCTGTAACTCAGGCTTGTGTCATTCAGTCCAGCCGAATCTACAAGCGACTAGACAGCCCTCTTGGTGTTGCAGGTATCTCTGACATCGGAATCATGCGAGTCAGCAACCAACTCGATCCAGATGTCGCACAGCTCGTTGGCCCATACCGCAGAATTAGGTTTGCATAGTGGCAAGCATCACAGCTCTAAGAACCGCTATCGCCACCAACCTTGGCACAATAACTGGGCTTAGAACTAGCCCTGAAATGCCAGACAACCCCAA